TATACATTTCATAGCCATACAACTCAAGATGACCCATGACAATTTGAGCTGAAGTATTTTGTATCTTATCCAAGCACGCATTTCTGTTCTCATCACATATCCATGGCAGCATTAATACTTTTGTTCCATCAAAATCAAACTCACGCGGATATCTTTGATATGATGTAAAATTGTTTTCAAATCTATCACCAATGATATTTTCGATAGCATTGATCTCATTTGTATTTTTAAAATACGTATCATGGTTGCCGGCAATAAAATGGCAAGTAATATCTCTATCATGCATAGGTATTAGAAAATCATTCATCAACCGATGCATCGTATAATGATTTAGATACTTGCGTCTGTCAACCAAATCCCCGAGATGAACAACAGTCCTAACATTATTATCGTCCAAATACGGAAAAAATATATCATCTAAAAACCTTTTCATGTTATCAAGCATCACTAAAGAATCATTTCTGACTCCCCAATGTGTATCTGTAATAAGTGCAATTTTCATTTAGAAACGCTTTTCTTTCTAATAGGATTCTGCATCCATTTAGGTTCGTTTGCTTTCTTGACTACTGCATCACAATAGTCACGGATTGCTTCCATTCGCATAATATAATTAATACGAATGTTTTCATTCTTATTTGTATTAATGCTTTCAGCGCAGTCAATTACCACTTGTGGGATCAAGTGAATTCGGTTGTTCTCGTTGGGTGTCGTCATCACAAAATTTCTCCAATAAACTTACTTGATTCTTTTTGTCTCTTGCCTTTTGTTGATTTTCAGCACGCTTCTTGTCATAGGCAACAACAAGACCCTGCATGTATTCATTATCTAAATTTACACCAATAACATGATCATCATCAGATCCTGTTTGATCTGCAAGCATGCCTTCGAAGTAAAAGTTTTCGAGAGTTTTTTGCTTGATGTAAAGATGTTTCTTTTCGCTTTCAATGCGTCGTAGAAATGCATAATAGATGATCTGAGTAAAATATGCAAACGGATTCTGTGATTTTTCAGGATCAAAATTATGAAGATAGGTTATGCAATTTTCTAATCCATCAGAGATCATTTCTTCTCTAAAAGTATAATTGATGAAGTTAGGTTTCATCGAAAGGCGAGTTGCAATCTTATAAAGACACTCACCTACATAGTTAGGAATACGAGGTGGCGCCTTGCCTTGCTCTTTTGCTTCATCATATTCTATCTTATATTTGAGCATGACTGTGTAGAAAACTTTGTTGTCTACATAGTGACGATCTGTTTTTTTTGCTCGAGGCCTTTTTACTTCTACAACTGCCATATCAAATTATCCTGGTTCACAACAATAACTAACATTAACATATAAAATAATTTATGTCAAGTCAATTTCATATACTTTGTGTTTGAAATTTTCACTATTGTAAATTACAATACGATCTTTAAAATGCTGTGCTGTAAAATTCAATTTATCTTTATAGCGCATATCATCTGAGATATCATATAGAGTCATAGAAGTTTTTGTTTCTGATGTTCTCAATCCACGACCAATCGACTGTAATGTTCTTACACGAGATTTAGTAGGAGAACTAAATAGAACATTATGTAGGTTACGGATGTTGATTCCCGTGCTGAAAGTACCATAACTTGCCACAATGATGGCATTATTTTCTGACTCAACAATTCTTCTAACTTCTTCACGTTCTTCTGCATCAACGCCTCCGTGGATAAAATATATTGATCTTTCGGGTTCTGCTTTTTTTAAATTATCAAACAATACTTGTCCGTGCTTTTCTACAAACTGAAATAGCAAAAGCGAATTGCCTTGTAATGAAAGAGTTAACTTAGTGATAAAGTCGTTTCTTCTTTCATTGAGAACCAAATATTCAACTTCTTCTTGATAAGAATATTTAGATGCTAACTTACAAACTTCTGCAGGATATTTCAATACAAGACACTTGATTGTCAACTGCGCTACTTCATTGCGTTCCATCAACTCAGTTGTCGTAGTCACTTTCTTGACAGGACCAAATAGACCCTCGAGAACCATTTTGTTTGTTAATGTGCCGTCAAGCGTTCCTGTGAACCCATAGCGATATTTTGTCTGCGAAGCACGCTCCATGATAGTCGTAAGTGACTTTGCTTTGTATTGGTGCGCCTCGTCTCCCATGATAACATCAAAGCGATCATACCATGTCTTTGGCATATTGTAGATTGACTGCCATGTACTGATAACAAGAGAAGAATCTGTTTCTTTCTTTGCACCTTCTGAGATACAATGAATGTCTAAAGACTCTGTTGTATATTTTTCGAAGTCAGTTTTCATCTGAAAGACGAGAGAAGTCGTAGGAACAATCACTAGAATATTTCTATCATGCCTCATATGATATTGTGCTAACATGAAAATGATGAGCGACTTGCCTGATGCTGTAGGAGACACAAATACTGCTCTGTGATTCTCAACTCCATACTCATATGCCATTATCTGATAATCACGAGGAGTTAACGTAAGGTTCAACTCAACATCATTCTTTGGCGTTCTCGGTATGATATTATCAGACAGCAATTCAATTTTATAGCCTTTGCGTTCTGCAAAGCGATATATCTGTCTGATCAATCCGCAATAGATCAACCCTGTCACAAAGTTATAGAGACGTATTTTACCATCCCAATACTTGTTGCGAACCGAAGGCATGAAGCTCGCACCAGGAACTAGGAATGTGAAGTAATCAGAAAGTTCTTGTTTGACTGAAGATTCTGTTTCTATTCTAAAAAATACTTCATTCACTTTTGTGATATAGAGTGTGTCTGTCACTAATTGCCTACCTTAAAGCGTTCCCAGTCGAGGCTAGTTTTGATTAAATATCCTCTATTACTTATGTGTCGAATAATCTGATCCAAAACATCAACCTTTTCTTGCTGCACAGCAATCTTGAGATTCATGTTGATGATATCCTTATCAGCGTCTAGATGCATAGGAATGTCTGACTTGAGAATGCTAAGTCGATTGGGTTCCCATCCGTGTTCCCTTAGATCTTCTGAAGAAAGAACGCCACGAAAATAATCATACTTCAACTTGACTAATTCCTTGCGATCTTCTTCCATGCGACGAAGAAGCATTCTTTCATTAGACATGATACGAAGATATTTAGCGTGCATCAAAGGAACTGCATTGATAGACAGATCAAATTGAACTACAGGCGTTTCATTATCTGCTGCCCACAGATCATGGATCTCTTCTAATTTCATAATATAATCCTATTTCAGAGTTTATTAAACTTCAATAAAGTAAATTTGAATTCTGCTGTTGCTGTTACATAATTGACTGTACTATCTGCTGTTGTAAATTCTACAGGACTCAAACTGATAGGAAACATGTCTGTGAGCACAATTTCCATATTAGGACGCATAGAACTATTTAAGATTGAAAGCGTTCCGTCAGAAACAGTGTTCTGACCTGTTCCTGGAGCCATAGCAGCTATTGAAGCATATTGCTCAAACTTTTCTGGGAATCCCAATTTCAATAGCCAATTATAGATCTCTAGATAATTGACGAAGTCCTCGTCTATCTTGAAGGTCAATCTGAAACTTCCCCATTCAGGCTTATCACCGGGGACTTTGAAATTGCTAAAGGGAGTAGGTACGTTGATGAATCCAAGATCAAAGGATGGGATGTTTGCATCAGTAACAAAAAAATTCACCGTAGGAGAACGTCTCAAAGTGAAACGAAAACCTAGTGGTGATAGAAAGTTGATATTTTCTGGCTGATTAGCCAATATGCCATTTATAATATTAACAGTCATAGGATTCTCCTTATCCTATATTTATGATAAGAAGCACATACTAAAAAAGGAGGGGCTGTGAACCCCTCCTTTGTATCACGTAGCAGTTCTATCAGATACCAGCAGCAAGCGCACGATACCCAGCAGCAATGAGCGAGCGAGAAGGTGTGCCCAAGCGATACTTGTGCTTGACGCGACCCTTAGTGTCTGTGTGCTCATTGCGATAGATCGCATAGCCTTCAAAGCGAAGGTTGCTCACGATCTTGTGAGGGCTAGCAATATCGAAGCGAGCAGCAATCTGCTTAGCAGTGAGCTTTTCACCAGCAAGGAGAGCGTCAAGAACGCGCTGAGTCTGGGTCTTCGAAGTGGTAATAGCTGTAACGTTGGTCATTCTGTTTCTCCATGATAAAGTTGGTATTGCCTGACCTTCTCGTTGAGAAAGGCATGGGATTCTTCAAGTGTTTCAAACAGTTCTACTAAATCTGGACCATTCCAGACAGCGAACCCTCTACCCCAACAATCAGTCCACAAAAACACTGCTTTCTCCTGATTTGTCAGCGTATTATTCATAATAGCGCATTATTCGAATATTGTCAACCGAAGATTTCAATCTTCTTGAAAATGTTCTCTTGCTAAGCTAGAGATGTACATATCTACTCGGTCGTAGAGCTCGTCTGCAATCTCTCTAAGGTCTTCTAGGAGAGAAGGAACAGCAGCCTTCTCTGTAACAGCAGACATTACAATCAATTCAATTCGCTCAGCCAATGCTGCAATTTCTGAAGGATTCATTTGCTTCCCCTGTTTTCATCACATTATTAATATACGACAGAAATTGAATTAAATCAACCGGTATTCTGGTGGTTGACAAAGTTCTTTTTTCCTGTATAATAACATATGTAGATTAGAAATAGGAACACATGAATGAAGATCAAGGTCAAAGATCCTAAGCATGCTAAGCGTCATCTGTATGGTATCCACATTCCTGAGACGTATTTCATAGAGGGTGAACAGATCGACACTCCTAAGTGGGTTGGATATCCCGCTATCACTCTTAAGGTAGGTTCTGCTATCCGTATCATTGAGAAGCAGAACATTATCGAGATTGATAATACAGCATTTGCAGTATCTTTGTCAACTCCTAAAAAGATCAAGATCATTGAGGTCAAAGGATCTAAAGGAGATCTTTACCAAGTGACTCTCGGAGAAAAGTATGACTCATGCACCTGTCATGCTTTCATGTTCCGCAAATCCTGTAAACATATCAAGGAAGCGAAAGCTGCATAAATAAAAGATTGATATGATATAGGATACTATAATGGTTGATGAAAAATATAAAATTGTCCCAAAATGTAAAGGTGGAAAGCATTCTTATTTTTCTGCCTCTGGTCGTTGGTTGCCATGCTGCAGTTTTCCTGACGAAGGCAAAATTTTACAAGAGTCTATTTTTTCTAAAGATGACTTTTTAATAAAAAATAGCAATGATTTGAATTTTCATAAATTAGATATTTTCAATTTGTGGTTAGATAAAGTTGAAGATGATTATGATTCTGCCTTGCATTTATGTAAATTTAGATGTTCTTCTAAATCTCATGAACTACAACAAAAAGAAAAAAACATGACTTGGGTTATGGAACCTCATGACTCAATTTTAAAAGAAATTGATTTGCATGATTTTTTAGAAGAAAACGGAATTGAATATGAATGATAATATTGATAGACCAATTGATCTAGAAATAACTAATAGATGTAGACTTGCTTGTCCTAAATGTATTAGAACAGAATTAGGAAAATCTATGAAAATAAAAGATATGGATGTTGCAGATTTTCGTAAAATAGCAGAATCTAAAAAATATAATAGAATATTTTTTGGCGGCACTTATGGCGATTCTATCTATCATCCATATTTTTATGAAATTATAAAAATTGCTAAAGAAAATAATATAAAAGTAACTATTCACACTAATGGTTCAGGAAAAAGTATTAAGTGGTGGGAAGAAATAATTAAACTTTTAGATCCAAAAAAAGACGATTTAAATTTTGCTATGGATGGATTTGAAGAAACTGTAGGTGAGTATAGAGTAAATTTTAAAGAAAAAGATTTTCATAAAAACATTGAGATTTTATCTATGGCAAAAAATGTCTATGGCATTCGTGCTATATGGACATTCATTCCTATGCGCTTCAATGAACATCAAATTCAAAAAGCTGCACAGTTAGCAATATCAAAAAATATAATTTTTTTAATTAAAAAAAGTAATAGATGGTGGACATTAAATGATCCTCACCTACCTAAAAATTTAAATTTGATATCCGGACATTCTAAAGTATTTGATCATATACAAAATAACAAATGAAAAAAGGGGCGCCAAAGCGCCCCTTAAGTGTTTTAGTACGTTTCTTCTTATTAGAGAAGGTTGTTAACAAGTACACGACGATAGTAGACGTTTGTATCTTCTTCGATTGCTGCAGATGCGTCTGCTGCTGTTGCGCCCTTTGCGAATGGATTTGGTGCCATTCCGTAACGTGTCTTGAATCCGATCTTTGGCTGGAATGTGTCCTGACCAACTGCACGAACCATCTGAAGAGGAACGTATGGGCAGTAGAATAGACCAGCGTCAAATGCGTTAGATCCCTTATAACCAACAACCATGTAGTTGCCTGTTGTATATGGGTCGATGTAAACGCGGAAGCGACCATTTAGAACACCTGCGAAAGTGTTGCCTGTGTCGTCAACCTGAAGGTTGTTTGAGTTAAGAGCAGGAGTATAATCAAGAACACCGGCCATCTGAAGTGCAGAAGCAACGTCAGAAGAACAGATGATTACGTTACCCTTACCACGACGAGTATCTTTAGCAATCTGGTTAGCTTCGCGTTCAATCTGGAACATAAGACCCTTGAACTTTTCTACTGACCAACGACCGTTTGAGTCGGTGTCAAGATCGAAAATACCCTGAGTTGTTGTACCAGTGTTTGCACCACGAACAGCAGAAACGTTGATTGTACGAACTACTTCACGATTGATTTCAGCAAGAATTTCTGACTGAAGAATGTTAGCAAGTTCTGTTTCTGCATCAAGACCGTGAACTGCCTTAAGATCCTGTGCAAGTTCGATTGAGTATTCTGCCTTAAGGGCGCGTGACTTAGCAGTAACTGTCTGCTTGTCAATTGAGAATGCCATTTCAGCAAAAGCAACGTTTGAAGTTGAACCATAAGCTTCAGCCTGCTGAGTGTTTGCACCCATTCTGAAGTTGTAGGTATTTGATGTTGCCATGTTGGATGTCTGTGCAGTTGTACCTGGAACAGTACCAATTGAACGGTTACCAACAGTTGATGCAGCAGTTGCACCTGGTGAAGAGAAGTGTGTGTTTGCTTCGTTATAAAGAGCTTCTGTTCCACCCTGTGAAGAGTAGTTAGCGCGCATTGCGAAGATAAGACCAGTTGGTCCTGTCATTGGCTGAACGCCGCAGATGTCATAAGCAATGAGGTTAGGCATTGCACGACGAACTAGAGAAATAAGGATTGGATCGTAACCAGCTACTGAAGATCCACCTGCACCAGCGAAACCGCCTGTGCCTGCTGCGTTGGTTGGTGATACTTCGAATAGTGACTGTGGGTTAAAGGAATTCTGTTCGCGAATTGCCTTTTCGGTGTTTTCAAGAATAATGGCTGTAACATTACGCTTGTGAGAGTCGGTGATCTTTTCAAGATCAGCATGCTCAAGAACAGGCTTCCACTTTGCGATTAATTCTTCATTTAAGAAATTCATTTTTTTCTCCTTTGAGGTTTTATAATATTATTTATTAAAATTTATTTTTTAACTGAACGTGATAGTGATGCTACATACTGTTGCATGTCTGGTGTTACATACTTTGCAGTTTCTGGCTCTTCTACTGATTCTGTTAAGAGTTGATCGGATGGTGTTTTGGATTCCGTCTTCTTAGAAAAATATGTTTCCTTGATGATAGAAGCCTTTTTGCGGAATTCTGTTGCATCAGAATAGTTTACTGCTTCGATTAACTTTGTAAACTTGTCTTTCTGTGTGTCAGTCATGCTTTCAGATAGTTCGTCTGCTGTCGCAAGAACTTCTGCTTCTGCAAGCTGCTTTTGTAGTTCAATATTCTTTTCAGTTGTTTCATTGATCTGTGCTTCAAGGGCAGCAATTTCTTCTGCCATCTGTTCAACAACAGGTACATCATCTTCTGGAATATCAATGTGGTGTTCTTCGAATAGACCCTTAAGTCCTGTTAGGAATGATTCCATAATTTCTGAACGAATATTAGATTCAACAGCAAGTTTATTTTCTTCTAACCATTCTGCAACTGCATAATTAATATATGCATCCACATTTTCTTCCATCTCAACCTGAATCTGTGAAAGGGACTCTTCAAGTTTAACTTCATATGATTCTTCAAGGCGTGAGATTTCCATGCCTACGCGAGTAGAAACTGCTGCTTCGAAGATTGTTTCTGTCTTGATACGGAAATCTTCCGAAAGACCAGAATCTTCTCCGAATAGGATTGCAAGATCTTCTTTCATTGAAGGAGCAGATGCCATTGGCATTGCGGGTGCGTTTGAGGAGTTGATTGAGGCTTTGTTCTTGGCATTATCAGTTGTCTGATTGCCGGTTACAGAATTGTAAATTTCATCGTTTGACTTGGTCATTTCCTTTGCACCAGGAAGTTTAGCAACAAACGCTGCAAGCTCTTCCTTGTTGCCAAGTGAGTTAGCATAGTTGACCATCATTGCCATTAGTTCTGAACGTGAAACATCAGTAGGCTGCATTGCAATAGATGCCGCATTGTCTTCTGAGATTTCTACTTCATTTTTTTCTAAATCTGACATTATTATCTCCTTTGAAGGTATCTTTAATTTATTTATATAATTATAGTTTTGATGAAAGTAGACGTTGGAATACACGAAGCTTTGCTTCTTCTAGTTCATGCTTTGATACTTTAGATGCTGCTTCATTAATTTCTGTTTTTGCTTGTTCTAATTTTTGTGCTTTAAGCAATCCATTGTCCCAAATCCATTCTACACCTTCCATGATACCATTAACAAAGGCATCTGGTGCAGAAGGATCAGCAACAATATCAGCAGCAGTTGCAAGATAAAAATCATCTTGAACTTCGTTTAATCCATTTTTTTCTACTAGTGATCCCATACCGCGAGATGATACGCCAAGACTCGCACCTTCTGACATTAGATTGCGAACGATATTGCCATATGGTGTTTCCATAATTTTAGCACGACCAATGAAGTTTGTACCTTCTTGTTTAAGTGACTTGATCATCATGCATACACGCTCAAGATTAATTGAAGGTCCATCTGGGTGACCTAATTCACCATAAGCACGTCCTTTGTCAATATTTTCTTTTGTATAACGTGCTACTTCTTTTGCAAGAATTTGTTCAGGATAGTATCTTCCATTACGATTTTTTAAATTTCCCTGAAGAAAAATACCTTCAATGAAAAGATTCTTTTTACCTTCAGAACCTTCTTCAGTGATATATTTTACTTCTTCGTTTATTTCTGTAATGAGTTTCATCTATTTGTTCCTTAGTTCGTATATGCTACAGCAACTGCTTTGACGTTTGTTCCGCCATCAGTTCCAGTTAACGTATCATATGCAGTATATTTTTCTAAAACTAATGATTGTCCGCCTATTAAGGTAAGAACATAATTTGTTCTATTTAAATTGTGACCCGCTTCTGTAACGTTTTTTGTGATATTAACATTTGCTCCGCCAACAGATGAAGATAATTGAATGCCAGAGGAATTTGCGATAGGACCAACATAATAAGTTGTATTATTTGCAAGTCCTGTTAAAGCAGTATTACCTGCTGATGTTGTATAAAGAACAGCATCTCCAAGATTAAATCTATGATCTGTTAATGTAATAAAATCATTTGTAGAATCAACACTGGTATTTGAGTTAAAGGTTACAGGTGTCTTGCAAGTAATCGTATTTGACACAGTAGCAGCAGCACCTGTATGCACTAATCTAATTAATTTAGAAGTTGTGCTAACAGTTGTTGCTGTTGTATTGACAGATGTTTCTGTTCCGATTGGTTTAAATACTTCTGCCATTTTTTAAAATCCTTGTTTTCTTGCAAAATCGAGCAACTGTTCAAAACCTGGATCAGTTTCAATTAGTGCGTCAAATTTTGCTTGATTTTCTTCTGAAAGAGAATTATAAAGATTGTTTAGTGATTCTTCTTCCATTGAGTATTTTCCGCCAACACGAGCTGGGGATCCTTCACCACCTACAGCCTTATTGCCTTGTGTAGGAGGTAGTTTTGATTTTTTCTTTAATTCAGTGCCTGCAAGAGGATCTGACTTTAATCTGTCAATGCTATCCTGTTGCATGTTTGCTTCAGATGATTCCTTCATCTTAGAAAACTTTTTGAACTTTTCTTTTCCCTTAAGAATCTTGAAGTCCTGCTTATCAATTTTATTGTTATGGTTAGCATCAATCTTATGTTGATTGCCAACAAGGGCTTCTCTCATTGTTTTCTTTGATGTATGTCCATGTTCTTCTGATGCAAGAATCTTTAGTGATTCTACAGGAACATCTTTTTCGATGCCGTGTTCGAATAGAACGTCATAGTGAGTTACATAGCCAACACCTTCAGAAATTTCTTTGATGGTGTGCATTTCAGGAACACAACGACCTTCACCGAACTTACCATGCTTTACATGAGTTGCACAGTCATGCTTTACTGCTGACTTTACATTTTTTGTGTCAAGGTCTTTTGCTTCTTTCTGCATCTTGCCGCCAAGAGTAATTTTTGGTTTTGCCTTAGGTGCAGGTTCACCAGCAACAGCAGACAATGCAGATGCTTTTGAAGAAGCAAGACGCTTTTCAAATGTTTCTTTTTCTGAAGGCTTCATTGTTAGATGCATATCAAGGGCTTTTTTGTAATGTGCCTTTGGAAAAGAATGCTTTGAATTATCATTGTGCTCGATTTCTTTTTCAGGCATACGTTCTGCCTTACGATACTGCACAATGATATGCTCGCGACCACCTTCTTCTTCACCCTTATCAGATGAACCAGCAGGAAGAGGATTCTTACGTGGACGTCCACGCTTTGCTTCTTCTAGTTCACGAGACTCTTTAGTTAACTTATCAACTGCTTTTGCAATGCCTTGACGACGCTTCCATGACTTACCGAACATCTTGTCAGCAGTTTTATCATCTTCGCGACCCTGACGGTAACCAGAATAGTCACCTGTTTTCTTACGATTTTCTACTTCCTTTTGTGATCTTTCTGCATAACGAGCAGTTGCAGCAGATTTAGTTGCTACATCACTTGCAGCTTTCTTTACATAAGAACCGAGAGTTGCTTTTGAAAGCTCATCAATCTGTACTTCTTCTTCCATGTTCTTATCACGGTCAGCACGATATGCGTTCATTTTTTCTGATTTCTTTGCCTGTGCTGTTGCAATTGCCATCTTCTTTGCCATGTCCATCTTAGGACTTTCACGACCCATTGCCTTTGCAATTTCTTCACGCTTTTTCATTTCAACAGGTGTTAGATGTGTTTCGCCAACAAGTTTTCTTGTTGTTGCTTTGTCATCCACACCCATCCCGGCACGCATCTTTGAATATTCTGACTTGTGATCTTTTGCATCAACGCCAAGATCTTTCTTTGCCATCTTGTCTTGAATGTCTTTATACATTGCATTTTTCTTTGGATCTTTGAAGTCACCTTTATCATTAAACATCTTTGCAAGATGAGGAGGAAGATTTGCTTCAGGAATATTTGATTTGCCGTGCTTGCCAATTCTTGACTTGATGATATTAGCATTTGTTTTTTGATCTTGCTTATTAGCAACACCAGACTTTGTTATTCTCATCTTATTGGTGGATGAAGTAGCTTTAGTAAGCGGATCTGACTTCTGAGGATTATCTCTTCTATCACCATATACATCTTTACCATAAGCAGCTGCCTTGGCATTATCGCCAGCGGCTCTTCCGTGTTTTGCAACAATTTTGCCATAAATACGATCTGCCTGGGCATGTACTTTGCTGCCATAATTATAATCAGCTTCAGAATCAGACGCTGCTTTAAAAGCATTGATCTTTGTCTTTAGTGAGATCTCATCAATAGATTCAACTTCTTCTCTAGTCAATGTCTTATCATATGCCTTAACATCAGCACCCTTTTCATATGATGCAGTTGGCGGATCATACTTACGTGTGCCGCCATTGAAGACATGATCCTGATCAGTCACGCCAGGAACTAAATTCTTGTGATTGACTGGGTTGTGTAGATGTTTGAATCTTTGTTCACCTTCTGAACGAGGATCCCAAGGCTGCACTGGTTCTTTTACGTCTTCTCTAGTAAATGACTTAAATGTTCTCATCTTGGGTTCCTTCATCTGATTCTAATTCTTCTTCTGTTTCTTCAAAGGAATCTTCTTCAACTTCATCATTTTCAATTTCATCATTTTGCGGATTAAACATATTAGATGCAATGTTTTGTCTCATTGCATCAATTTGATCTGCAATACGGTCAGTCATCACTGTATCCAATGCAGCCTTAAGATTGACTGCATCCTTATCCCACGCATAAGCCATAATATCTGATACTGAAGTCATAATTTCATTCCTTTAAATTAAACTATTTGATATATTTATTAAATTAATATGCCTGACCTTTGCCAGGAACAACACCGGATCCATCAGGAACATTTTGCTGTTGGTCTTGCTGTTGTGTGTCATCTTGTGTCTGAGGACGATTAGCAATAGGTGCAGGTGCCTTATCCATTCCTTCAGGAGGAGGTGCCATCATAGGTACTTTTTCCTCTGCCATCTCATCCATCATTTCAGCAATTTCTTCTTCTGATTGATTTAATATGTTCTTACGAACCCACAAGTCAGAGAAATAACGACCAATATATGGCATTACTTGATTTAGTGTATTGATACGGTTTTGAAGAATTTCTGCTTCTTTAAATTCTTCAAAGTGATTGTCGATTGTAAAGTCAAAGATAATTTGATTTTTTAATTCAGGCCAATCTGCTTCAGACACAATACCTTTAAGCACTAATTGTTTTTCTAATGCTTTCAAGAAAATTTGTGAGAAACGACGACGAAGACGCCCAACAAATTTTGTGAACTTTACTTCATCTCTTGAAATTTCTGCAGAACGACCTAAATTAAATCCGCTACTTCCAGAATCAAGACGAGACACAGGAACATTCAATGATTGGTATAGTTTCTTTTGAAAGTAAAGAACGTCATCCATCTGTCCAAGATTTTGACCTCCTGGTAATGTTGTAATTTCTGTTCCCTTATTACCTTCACGGCGAGGCAACCAATAATCCTCAAGCATTGTCATATACTTGCGGTCGTCTTTAATTTCACCTGAGGTTGCATCATATACGACACGATTCTTATGGCGAACCATCATATCACGAAGATACTGTTCTGCCTTGATTTTTGGAAGATTGCCAACATCAATGTAGAAAATACGACGTTCTGGTGCTCTTGAGATACGATAGATAACAGTTGCATCTTCAAGCATACGTAATTGGTTTAATGGTTTAATTGCTTTTTGAATATATGAATAAACCATTTGATTATTCTTATCCATCAATCCTGAAGTGATATGAAGGATAGAATCAACTGAAATTCTTAAACCGCCTGTTGAGTTATTATCTTGAGCAAGTCCTGCGTTACCTACCTGGGTTGCAAATGAGCGATCTGAATACACATAATACTCACGCTTTGTTTGCTGTACAACAATAGGACCTTTAGGAGTTTTCTTTACTTCACGAACTTTACGAATCTTACGAGGATCAAGATACCTTAATTCTTTAATTCCGTCACGAGGATTTTTCTCATCAATAATGATATGAAAAAACATACGTCCATCAACATACCATCTCTTGAACAATTCATAAGCTTCTGTATTAAAATTTAAAAGGTCAAGAACATTATCAAATTCTTCTCGAATTTTATTCTTGACAGGATCGCCATATTGAGTAATTTTGTCTAAATTGATTTGTACTACATCATCCGCATCTGTATCAATAGCTTCATTGACAATATCATCAATAGCCATTTCAAGTTCGGGTTGTAGTGAAATTTCTCTGTATTTTGCTACTAATTCTGCTTCTGTACGAGCAGTTCCATCGAGATCAACATATGTTCCATAAGCACCACCTGCCGCAACAATTACTGCACCATCATCTTTAACTTCAGCAGAAAAAGATTCTAAAGGTTCTTCATTTTTACGCTTGATCTCAAATCCAAATAATTGCATAATTTATTTTCCTTAAAAAAAGAGAGCCATCTCTATTTATGATGGCTCTCTTTCCATTATTCATTTTAAAGAATTACAGCTTGTCTTGCAGTTAAGCCGCTAACATCAAAGTAATCATATTGAAACTGTACTTGAAATTCTTCAATCTGATCATTTGCATTCCAGTCAAGATCAATAGTAGAAACAGTTTCTGGAAAAATGCCTCTAAAGTTATAAGTTCTTAAAACAGCGCCATCTTTAGCCAATTGGTTAATTTGAGCATCTGCTTTATAAGATTCTTCAGTAGGTAAATTACCATTTCTAATATTGCCTTGTGGACTATTTATTTTATAGTTCCAACCTTCTATCGCGTCTCTAATTATAAAATCTTCATCATTCATGATTGTAACTGTCCAGGGATCATAAGTACGATCCCCGGCAATTTTAACCTTGCGTCCAAAATAAGGAATTTGAATCATTCCTAAATTAGATGCTGGTAATTGTGTAGCGCGTGCCATAAACTGCAACTGTGTTAAATCGCCAGTTATAGTTGAAGGCAATGTAATTATGCATTGAAATAATGTAGGACGAGCACCACCATATTGTAGAGCCGATTTAATCTCAATAATGTTAAAAGCCATTTTTTATCTCCCCTTAAAACTTACCGACAATTTCATCGAAGCTAACACCAGTGCGTATTGCAATGAAGTTAAGCTGAATGAAATTAATCGAACGAGCTGGTTTAATATAGATATCACCCCAAAATTCATTGCGGTCAATTCTTTCGGGTGTGTTATTAGATTCGTCACAAATAACTCTAAAGTCATAGATACCACGACGACCCTTAACATCACGTAGATAAGGCTCTACAAGATTTTTGAACTGTGCTCTTGTATATTCATCATTCAATTCGAATAGTGTAGACTTAGCAGCGATTGCAATTGCCTTTTCAAGAACAATGAATAGACGACGAACATTGATTCTATCAAATGCTGATGGTCTTGCTAGCAATGTCTTGTCGCCGTAAAGGATTACGCCATTACCTGGGAAGTTAACAACAGGGTTAACACCAGCCTTATACAATTGATCACGGTTGCCCTTGTTTGGATTGAAAGCAAGCTTAGTTACGTTCTTGATGTTTCCGCGGTTGAACCCAGCAGGTGAGAACCATGGATCACGAAGATCATCTGTTCTTACTACTGTTCCTGCAACGTCGCCATTCAATGGTACCCAACGATAAACATCATTGTACTTGTCGTACTGATACTTATAACCAGAATCAAGGAAAGCATATGAAGTTGAACGAAGGGCATTACGGAATGTAATAGTATCATTCAATTCATCACCAGGATTGTTTACAACAGTTTCTTGTTTAGGTGAAACGAATACTACGCAATCCTTACGAGTTTCTGCAATGTTATCAATGAGATAATTCGCAAGACCTTCACCAGATACACCAAACTGTGATTTACCTGTTAGGATAAGTGAAACATCAACATCTTCTGCACTCTTGAACATATCATAAGCTTTTGCATATACTGCCAGTGTTGCAGTTGATTCTGTTACACCGTCAGTTCCGCCAGATAGTGATAGGTTCAATGGAGCAGTATTGATTCCTGCGATAGAACCAGCAGTTGTAACATTATAACCTGCTCTGTGAGAAGCCCACCAAATATATTCTGATGATTGATTGATAACATCTACGTAGTAAATTGATCCGCCTTGTTCACCCTTAGCATCACTAGCGCGTGATAGATTTGGCCAGACTTCAAGAATTTGATTCTTTGTTCCAGTAAATGCACCATCTTCGTCAACTACTACGATATGCATTTCATCTTTAGTTCCGCCTGAATTCAATACGAATGTTGAAGTATCAGGAGCAACATTTACTCTATTGAAATATTCCCAATAACGAGTTACTGAACTTGGTGAAATATTAGCAGAAAGCGCATAAGGAATTTCTGTTGTTAGGGTAAATCCAGCGCCATTTACAGTGCTGTTTGCATATGTTGTATTAGAAGCAACAGCACCTTCTGATGTAACCTTAAGATACTGGAATCCAATTTCGCTGTTACCGATCTGAATATAATCACCAACCTTAATTGAAGCTGCAATAGATGCAGCCATTGTATTAGCGTTTGTATTTGATGTTGCAGAAATAACTTTAACAACCATATTATTGCTATTAACAACACCAGCAAATGATGCAACTGAATCTGCATTTCCTGTTAGAGCTGATGAATAAGCATTAGCAGAATCACAAACAGAAACCTTTAGTGAGTTACCAAGATATCCAGGCCACTTTGCAAAATAAAGTGCGTCAGCATCAAAAGAACCTGTTTTTACATCGTAGTCATCACGGTTTTTAATTTGAGTATTTGAAATTGCACTACCTTGACTAAAAGTTAGATTTAATGTTGCACCAGTACCAGAACCACCTGTTGGGATGTTTCCTGTTGTAACTTCAGGCAATGCGGTATATGAACCTACGTCAACAGCAGCAACAGACAATGCACGAGTTGTTACTGTAACAGTCAATCCACTACCTGCACCTAGTGTATTTGAAGTAGCACCACCTGTAAGTGTTGGATTTACTGTGTATGCACCACGGTTGACAATTGAAAGTGATGTAACGTTACCGGTACCGTTTGTTGTAACAGCAGCGTTTGCTTGAGTTCCAGTTCCTGTTGAAAGCGCAATAATTGTAGAATTAGTATAACCAGAACCTGCAGCAACAACTGTCAATGTTCTTACTTCTGTTGTAACAACGTTTACATATGCTTTAGCATCGAATGATCCGCCTTCTACATAAAGTATATCGCCAGGAACATATGATCCACCAGTTCCAGCAGTATTAATTGCAACGGCACTTAATACATAGTCATCGGATACAGCAGCACCAGCATTATAACTGTTAGCTGCAGCGGCGCGGGATACGTATAGTTTATTTCCATACGCTAAGAAATTTGCGGCGGTGTACCATGTTTCGAAATTGTTTGCAGAGGGTTTTCCGTAATAATTAACTAATTCAGTTTCCGAAGTAACTAAATGTAATTCTTCTGCAGGACCCCATCTAAAAATACCAGCAATCGCACCTTCAGTAGAAGATACTGCAGGGACGATTGTTGTTAAATCAATTTCAGTAACATTAACGCCAGGACTTACTTGAAATGGCATATTCTTCTCCTTTAATAATAATGAACTTAATTATTCTTCATTCTTATAGTACTATTATTTATAAAATAATTAATTTAACAGAATTCTTTCGAATTCATCTGAAGAAACTATTTTGTTTATTTCTTCAGGCATACCATCGTCAAACATACCAAAGGGAGTCATTTCTTCTTCAAGTCTTCTTTCATTGTCCTCAAGAATTTTTTGTCTTATATCTGTGTTAGAGACGTCTTTAAAATAATTTTGTGATACCATCCAAGCAAACAATACTAAACACATAACTAAATCATCATGGTGTCCTTCTTCAGCATTATAAGTTGTACCATCAACAACATAAGTAGATAATTGTTTTATTATTTTATAATCATGTAGTATTATCTGATTTTGTTCTATCAAAGATTTTAAATTTGAACATCCAGATCTTTTAGTAGATTTGGTTGTCTTTATTCCAAATCTAGATAAACTTCCTCCCGCATGGTTTCCTAGAACAGTTCCTTTACGACCAGAAGTTTTAGTCATAACAATATTTTCATATTCAAGATCTTGATGGAGAATATTAACGACTTGTGTACCCGTATTTATCTCTATTAAAATTGAAGCATTATTGTAGTATACACCAACATTTGCTAACAGAGTTGGATAAAGCAATTCCTGCATAAGGTTATTATCATAAGTAGCAACAACTTCATATGGCATGACTGAGATATCAACAACTGTAAATGCGGATGAGTCTAATCCTAATCCTTCTGAAACGTCAACAGTCATAGCATAGATATGATCTTTTACTGGTTGTTTATAGATTCTAACATCATACTGTTCTGATGAAGGATTATCCCATACAAGTTTAGAAAGGACTGCAGGATGAATAAGAGTGTTTGATGAACCTAAGAACTCACACTCAAACTCTTGTCTAAATTGATCCTTGCTAGTATTGCGGATCATTTCATCTGCCCATGCCTGATCTCTGCCAGGAACATCAGACCAATGAACATCTACTCTAGCAAAACTATTTTTTTCTTGTTCTGACTCAACCCATAGTTTATGAAATAGATCCATGCCATTGGGTGTAGAAGTAATGAGAACTTTTGTTGTAGAACCAGATGAAATTGTTGGGAACACTGATGCAAAGAATTGATCTTGAAGATTCCTAGGAACGAAGGCAAACTCGTCTAAGTAAATTAGATTGAATGAACGACCACGAATAGCAGATGATGAAGTCGCACCTGCAAGACATTTAGATCCATTTTCTAACTCAATTGTTTTTTTGTTCCATTCAACAATACCTTGTTGTAACCATTTAGGTAGCCATTCATATGCTAACTGCATACGGGAAAGAATTTCAATCGACTGTGATTCTTTGTTAGCAAGAACTGCACAACTAAAATTTTCATTGAATAGTAATTTATGAAGAAGATATCCTACGACACCCGTAGTTTTACCAACCTGACGAGGCATCTTACAGATAGAATATCTGCTACCATCAAATGCTTTGAACATTCTTTTTTGATAATCATAGGGGTTAAATTGAATTAAACCTTTATCAACATTAACAATCTTAACATAAGTAGAACAAAAATATTCAACATCACCTGCACACTTAACATACTCCTCAATTTGTTCTTTAGTGAACTCGAGTTGTACATCAGATTTTTTTAAATTTTTGTTACCTAAATAAGCAGTTGATTGTTGTGAATCATTCATCCTTATTGCCCTTAAGCATCTTTAATAGTTCTGCAGAGGAACCTACAAACAAGTTATTATTAGTGACTTGTTTATCAGCAACTTTATCTTCACGGGTAAGTTCTTTATTCTTTTGAGCAAGTTCTAAAAGATCTTTATTAGCATCTAACATTGTTTTCATCAAGTTTGTAGCGACTTCAAATGCTCTCGCAGATTCAGATTGCTTTGCAATGTCTATAATATCTTCTAATGCAGACATACCTTTTTCAATTATATCATAGTTATTGCGGCGAGCATATTCATAGTCATCGCCTCTTTCTGCTTTAACTGCAGGAATGATATTGACTATTTTACCAGATGGTTCAGTCTGTGGTTCGATTCCTAAACTCTGTGAAATAATATCTTTTTTAACCATTAGGGAACAATGTCTTTGTATCAATGTAAGCGTAAGGATCATCTTCATTGATTTGTGAATAAGGAATAGTATTTGCTAGTAATGTTGTTGGATTGCCATTAGCATCTAATCCAGGCTGAATTACTTGCAATTCAACAGGAACAGCTTGAGAAACTGGCGTATCAATATCTATAGGAATACTATAATTAATATCTGTAACTTTAATAAGTTTAGATTGTGTTACTGGTCCATATAGATATGCCTTCATAACAAAATTAATTGTATAAGTCAAAGCGCGTCTTTGTAAAAAATCTGTATCATAATCATCGGATATATTAATGTTTCCAATGATAATTGGTATGTCAGTTAACTGTTCAAAATCAGAAAGTAACTTTGCAGATATAGTCCATTCAGGTGTAAAGTATGGAAGAATTTGCTCTACGATACGAGTCATATCTTCTGTATCTTTTGCCATGATAGACAACTGAAAATCAATATCATAAGGAACAGGAGTATATGCTTTCTTATAAACATTAGTTCCTGTAATATTGTTTGCAGTCATTACAGTTCTTGTTGTTTGTAACTTACGATCTGCAGCGTATTGGATGCCTGTTACTTCAAATGCCATACGAGGAAGTTGAATTGCTTGTGTAGCAATAGCATCAGGATTACCAGTTACACGAGCAAGATATTTTTCTCGAGGACCATAAGCAATAGGAACCTTTAAAGTGTGTGCTACATTACCTTGTTGATCTACTCTTTCAATGCGAATGTTATTGAATAGTGTACCAAATATAATAACGTATTTTCTAAACAGAGAATGATAAAAAGGAACTGAAAGCATTAAATTCTTGCGCCCCCTTCACTGAAAGGATCAATTTCTGTAAAGTCAATAAAGTCAATATTTGATGCTTTATCATATACATCATTGTCTGCTTGAACATCAATTGTATCAATGTTAAAGTTTTCATTTAAGATTGCTTCGCCGTATTCAGTAACTAATGTATTGCCATTTTCTGCTAAGATAAAATATGTATCTTCTGCTAATGATAGAGCATTATATACTGTGTCTATTTCAGCAATACCAGTATTGAATATATCAGAGTTGCCTTCATAAAGTTCGCAGACAATATCATAAGTCTGTAACGCACCCATCTGATAGAAAATTGCTTTTTTGTTTACATACTTAATTTGATATAGCGCATTTGTTAATGTAAACCAAATGAGATCACCTTCAAGCGGACGACTCTCATTAGTGTATTTACCTACCTCTTCATTGAATACTCTTTGAGCCATAGTGAACGTGATTTGGTCACGTACTTCGACACCAAACTTAGAAAGAAATTCGCCATCACCTTGAAACCCATCAACGTTTCTAATATACATTTCAACAAAAATAGGATTATCAAATGTACTATATTGAACATCACGGAAAACGTCTGAAACGTTTTCCTTTGTTCTTGGAATATAATACATATCTTTTCCGTACATACGGATAGATTCAATGATCAAATCTTCAATGAGATTCTGTTCATTTGATGCACCAAAATTATTGAAATATAAAGACGTTGCCATTACTTAGCCTATCATATCATAAGCAGGCAATGAATAGCTTCTTGACATTTCTTCTTCTAATTTATCAATATCAGCGTGTGCTTCGTCATAGATCTGTTGACCGTTGAATGTAACACCGCCAGGTAATTGCATACCAGAAAACTTCTTAAGGTTTGTTCCCCATTGTTTCTTGATCAACTCAGTGCAATATCTTAGCAACCAACGATCACTATAAACATCAGGAAATTTTGCAGGATCTGCAATCTGATACGCTTCTACAATAAGATATTGTCCCGCAACAACCTTGCCCCA